ACAGCATCAAAATCATTTTGGGGAACTTATCAAGGTGAATGGGAAGGAAAATATACGGTTGATGAAAATGGTGATTTTAAAGATTTAATATATCCAATGATACCGGCATCAAGTGAAATAAGTTATAGAGGTATGATGATGTACACTTATACATTGAAAACAAAGAGAGTAAACATCTCACCACAGATATTCGCAATGAGTGATATCTACAAAGTATTTAAAGATGATACTGAATCGGATTTGGCATATTTAAAGGATTTCAATTTGGACTTATATTATGGTACATCTATTGATTGGAAAATAACTAAAAGATTTGTGTTGAATACAAATATTAGATATAACACAACTTGGGATAAATTATCAGAATCAGTTGGTTATAAAAAAAGTAACCCAATAATGTTTATGATAGGAACAAACTTTCAATTTTAATGAGTAAAAAAGATTTAATATCATTCATAGTAATTTATTTATTAACCACATTTGCAATATTATTTAGTGGTTGTAGAAAAACGCAGACTATTCCAACACCACCACCGATAAATAAAGAATTTTTTAATTCACCCGAAAACAACGTTAAAAATGGGGATATTATTAATTTTAATTTAACCACAGTTGGTGTTTATACTTTGACAATGATTGATACGGTTCAAAATCAAGTTGTCACCAAGGAAAGATTCACGGGTAAAATCGGAGTAAACTCACTTAAAATATTTACAAAAACCTTACCGACAAAATACCTAAGTGTCGTTTTAAAGGATCAAAATAATCAACAGATAGGTAAAACAAGAATAATTATAAATTAAAAAATAACAAAAAATGAAAAAAGTATCTCTCGTACTCTTTGGTTTAATTCTCCTTGTAGGATGTAGAAAAACAGATTTTCCAACGCCTCCCCAATCAATTAGTGATGATTTAAAAATTGCTAGTTTATCAGGATTAAAATTACAAACTGCATTTGTAACAAGTGAAGTTTCAATGAACATAAAAAGTGAAACATCTCAGACTGTTACTATCAGAATCTTTGATATTGCAAATAGAGTAGTGTCTAAATCAACAAGCGATGTAAAGTCAGGTGATAATATATTAAAGGTGTACACTTCATCATTACCATCTTCAGGATATAGAATTGCCGTATATGGTGCTGCCGGTAATATGATAGGAATCACTGATTTTAACAAATTATAAGATAATTATAGTATATAAAAAACAAAAATTATGGCAGACAGAAACGGAGACGGAGTTGTTTATCATCGCTCAGATTGTGGTGATAATTATGTAAGATGGTATGGATTTGGTGGAGATGGTCCTTGTTCATCATGTGACACATGGGGACTTACCAATAAAGCAATAAGATATATTCACGACCATCCTGAAATAAATCATAGACTTGAAGATGTGGTGGGTAGAGAGTGGGATGAAGAAGTTATGCCAGTATTGACAGAGGTTTATGAAGAAGTAAAAGAAGGTGTAATAGACGCATACAATTGGGTGGACGCAAATGCTTGTAATATAGCAGTAACTGCTGCAATCTCAGCGGGAGTTGTTTATGCATTTACACCAGAACCCGCAAACCCAACTGCGGTGGCAACATCAACTACTCTATCGGTAATGGCATCAACTATTACTAGCATGGCGGTTAAAGTTGCGGTAGTGGGGGAAATGAGTGAAATTATAACAAATGGATTTTTACTAATACCATTTGTTAGTGATAGTGTAGATCATACATTATTAAAAAATATAATTTCAAATTGTTTAGCTAAAAGTTTAGATTCGGCAGAGTTATGGGCAACACCGGCTGGTGTTGGTATCGCAATTGGGGCAGCAATTGCACCTGTTATTGCAGATTTAATATGTAAAAAAACTTGTCCTGAAGGATTTACTAAAGCGTTTGGTTCATAATATTAAACATTTGAGTATTAGGATGATAATTAAATAAAATAAAAAATTAAAAAAAATACAATGGCAGAAGAACAAGAAAAATCAGAAAGTACAGGTGGTTCAATTAAGAACATCATAATCGGTTTAGTAAGTACCATCACATTAGGTGTAGGTGGTTGGTTTACAACAAAATTAACAGGTGGTGACGAAAAAGAGGCTCCCGTTCAACAAGCAGCACCTGTAATCAACATTACAAACTCAAACCAACAACAACAAGCTGCGGGTGGTAAGACAGTTATTATTAAAGAAAAAGAAACTGTTAAAGAACAACCAAAACCTAAGAAGAAAGAAGGTGATGAGTTTAAAGAAGAAGCACCAAAATGGTAATTAATTTATAAAAAAAAAGAGAATGGCAGAACAACCAAGTGGATTTAAGGAATTATTAAGTAATATGATGAAACGTAGATGGTTCATTACTGCCATCGTATTAGGTGGATTCATGATAATCATTATGGGTATATTTGGGGCAATCCTAAATAAATCCGCAATTGAAGGTGAATGGAAAGAACTTCTATTATTGTTATTGGGTGCATTTATTGGTAGTTATGGTAAAATTATTGACTATTGGTTTAGTGACACCGATAAGGATAAAATGTTAGTTCAAAAAATGGACGAAGAAGACGGTGTTTCATTAAGTAACACTAATGATGGACCAAATACACCAATAGTACCAATGTCAACCGCACCATTAGTTTTATCTGAATCATCTGTAGAGGAAGTTATACAAGTTGAAACACCAAAAGTAGAAAAGAAAGGTGTTGAAATTGATGAGGATGGTGATGGTGTTATGGATGGTTTAGATTTTGACGGAGATGGTAAAATTGACGAATATTTCGCACATAGACAATGTGAACACGTTTGGGGTGACTCAGACGGTGATGGTGATTTAGAGTGTCTAAAGTGTGGTAAAATTAAGGACCCAGACCCCGATGACCATATGGAAGGGTAATAAACATAAAGACAAAAAATAAATAAACATGGGATTTTGGAAAGAATTATTTAAAGACAACAATGACATCAACGAAAAATCAGTAGTTGGTTTCTTGTCATTCACTATGATGGTAATTGCTTTATTCGTAGACCTTATTACAGGTTGGATGGGTAAAGAGTTATTAATCAATGAATATATTTTTAACGGATTTTTGGTAATTACTTTGGGATCATTTGGTATCGCTTCGGTTGATAAATACATCAATAGAAAGGCGGAACACGATAAGAACAAATTAGATGCTGAATCTGAAGAAGGTTAGTAAATTGGGAGTTTAAAAACTCCCTTTTTTTATTTATATTTATAAAAAAAGAATATATGAAAAATATAAAAGAAAAAATTGTACATGGTTTACTGTATTCAGTAATTGGGTGGACTATTTTTGGGTTATCGTTCCAAATCTTCATGTTGGTTACAACTTTTGTAAATCCTAAATTAAACACAAAAATAGGAAACTACTTAACATGGAAATTTGACGGAACATTTAAAAATAATCCAGATAACATTTGGTATTCAAAAAAATAAAATTAAAATAATATATGAAAAAATTATTAATATTATTAGTTGTTTGTTTCGTAAGTCTTGTTGCAAATAGTCAAACAATAGGTAAAACTAAGACAGAGGACTTTAAGGCGGACTTTGAAAAGAAAAGAGACATAAGTGCTTACTTAGATTATGACGGACCTCAAATACCCGTTCAAATCCTTAAATGTGGTATTTCTGACGAAGTTTATGAAATGTATCCAGAACTAAAGGAAAAACGTGTGGGTTTGGGTGTTGCTAATATTTCTATGGAATACCTTGAAAACCTAAACAGGTTCAAATTTACTGAAAGTCAAACCGAGATAAAAAATAGGATGGTTCTCCAATTTAAAGCATCACAAGCAGGTATATCCGAGAATAAATTGGATGGACGCGGTAAAATCAATTTGGCAAAGTATTTTGTTACCATAGAGTGTTATGATTATTCAATATCGGAGGATGAAACCGTAAACCTTAAAAACGGTGTACAAGATAATATGGTAACTCGTATAGGTTTACAAGTTCGTTTTACCGATGCCGAGACAGGATTAGTATTTGCAGGTTCTGGTTTAGGTGAAGCTAAAACAACAAGAGAATTAACTCTATTATCCGACGCAACAATAGACCCAATAAAATTTAATCAATCAACTATCAGTATTTCAACCAAAAAAGCATTAGATATTGCGGTTGCTAATATTCTTGATAGAATGATTAAAAAAGGTATATTCACAAAATAATGAAATACGAAGTTGTAGATGTTCCACAACCTGAAAATTGTGAAAGATGTGCCCCATGTTTAAGAATAAGACTTATGGAAATGGGGTTTATTACAGGTGAAAGAATTGAATTTGGCGAAAAAAGATTAGGGTTATATACGGTTAATATATTAACCGAAAATGATAATGTTTCCTCTGTGGTAGCTTTAAGACAAGAGGAATTAGATAGAATATGTTTGAAAGGGGTTGAATAACCCCTTTTTTAGTATTTATAGTTATGAAAAAGTTTTACAGAATATATGATGATAAGGTTTTCTTTGGAGTTTGTAGTGGATTAAGTCAGATAACAAACGTTGACCCATTAGTTTGGAGATTATTGTTTTTTTTCTTAATTTTCTCACCATTCCCAATAATAACAGGTTATTTATTAACTACAATTTTAACTAAAAGCATATGAAAAAATTTTTGTTAATTACGGGTTTAATTTTGATTTTAATATTATTTTGTTCAATAATGTTAAATGCTCAGGTAAGTTCTTGGAGAAATAATTCACAACAAAGAACAACAACACCAAGAATCCAACCATCAACTTCACAAAGAAATGAGGTTAGTAGATGGAGAACTCAAACAGAACCAATTAGACCAGGACAACGAGTACCTAATCAACCATTAGTAAGAAGGTGGAGAGGTAATTTACTAAACCCATATGGATTAATGTGGGGTAATTGGGGTTGGTATCAACCTTTTCCTTATATATGGTATGATGATTTTGGATGGAGACATAGAAGTGTAGTTCGTGTTTATGAAAATGGAAAAAGAGATACTGTTAAAAAGGAGACATATTATACTTTGGGTATTGGACATACAAATAACAATCAAGCTTCTTTTTGGGGTGCCGTAGGTGGTAATAAAGGATATTTTATTGTTGATTACGTTATGACCTATGAAATTGATCGCAACCAATATTATCCAAACGGTAAAATTAATGAAGTAGATTTTACATTAAGTAAAAATGATTTTCTAAAAGAAGGTACACTATATCTCGGTGGAGGTAAAAGATTTGGTAAATTAGGGGTTCATGGAATGGTTGGATTTGGAAATGAAATTATTAGATACCAAGGTAGAGATGATTTAGGTGGTATTTCCTTTCCTAAATCAAATACAAATTTCACAACAGTTAAATTTGGTATTATAAGAGATTTCAAATTCTTCACATTAAAATTAGATAGAGACCCAATTAGGAATTATAATCAAATATCAATAGGATTAAATAACAAATAATGGAAATAAATTTTGATTATAAAATATGTGAATTAAAAAATTATTTGACCGAAGAAGAAATGATTTCTTTGGATGAAAAAATTATGAGTTTTGACGTTGATTTAAGTGAAATTAAAACTACTTTAGGATTTCTTTGTTGGTCTGAAAATGTTCAAAGTAAAGTTAAAGAAATAGATTATATAAGATATAATGAAATTATTAGTAAACAATATATAACGTTTAATGATTTTCAATTTCTATCTGAATTAAATAAAGAATATGATTTTAATGACGACGATTATTTTAATTTTTTTCTAACTTATTCAAATGAGTCATTTAGAAAAGTTGGAATTTATGATTATATAAAAAAGGCACATAATAATATTATATTTGATTTATTTGGTAAACGAATTAAATCAGAATATCAAGAAAGTATGATAGGTCACATTAATATCTACCCGAAAAATTCATTTATTAAAAAACATCAAGATAATGATCCTGATGGACAAAGATTATTCACTATTTTATTTTTCTTAAACGGAGATAGAACAGAGGAACAAGGGTCATTGTTAAGATTATTTAAACAAGATGATATTGTTAATGTTATTCCAAATTATAAAAATTGTATTATTATAGAACATCAGAAACATAATTTAACACATGATGTTACTTTGAATTTAGTGGATGATGTAAGGTATTCAATATACTGTCCATTTACTATAAAAGATTATCAAGAAAAACTACAACATAACTAATGAAAAAATTAATTTTATTTGTTATTATTATTTTTACTAGTTTATCTGTTAAATCTCAAACATTTACACAAACATTTATTGATAAATGTACAGGTGAAGTTAAAGTTGCAACAACAACTTATATTAGTGGTAATGCATTTGTGTCTTTTTATAATCAAAGTAAAACATTTACACCTTTAGAAGTTCAAACAGGACAATTACAATTATGGTTACAAACAACTTATGCAACATACAACTCAATGGCCTGTCCAACAAATCAGGTAGTTCAACAAACAATACAAAATACGGTTACACAAGCGGCGGCGACCGCGGCGAGTAACGCCGCATCAACAGCCGCAAGTAATGCTGCATCATCCGCCGCAAGTAGTGCTGCAAGTTCGTCTGCATCAACCGCCGCTAGTTCATCAGCATCAACCGCCGCAAGTTCATCAGCATCAAGTAGTTCTGCTGCAACATCAAGTTCAAGTACAACATCATCTAGTAGTTCATCATCTAGTAGTTCATCATCATCTAGTAGTTCATCATCTAGTAGTTCATCATCATCTTCTGAATCAAAGACTGAAAGTAGTTCATCATCATCGTCGGAATCAAAATCTGAAACAAAGAGTGAATCTAAATCTGAAAGTAAATCGGAAGAAAAAAAATCAGAAAGTAAGAGTGAGGAAAAAAAAGAAGAGAAAAAATCTGAAGAAAAGAAAGAAGAGAAGAAAGAGGAAAAGAAAGAGGAGAAGAAGGACAAAAAAGAAGACAAGAAAGAAAAAAAGAAAAGTGGTGTATTAAATCCTATGTTAATTGCCTCAGATTATACTGTAGCTCAAAACGCAGATAAAAGTTTTGGTTCAATGTTAGGGTTAGGTTGGAGTAAGTCATCATTAATGGGTGACGAATCATTTTCTGCAAATGCTATTATATGGAGTAACCTAAAACAATTTGCATTAGGTGGTGGTTATACCAAAATGGACTTTAGTGGTGGTAAATTAAATGCTATTCATTCTTATGGTGTTACAACCGCATATTTGAATGGTAATTATATGGGTTTACTCGGATATACCTACATAAAACCACATCCTAAATTTGGAACTTATGGATATAATATTGGTGTTGTAAATTTATTTATTAAGGATGAAAAAGGTAAATTTAATTATAGTGTTGTAAGTTCCGCAGTTGCTTTTTGGACTAAACCATATGCTTATTCAAAGAAACTTTCTATATCACCTCAATTATTTGTTATGTCTTCACCATTATCTTATAACACAGTTACGGGAGTAAGTATGGTTAATAGACATGCAGGATATTTGGTTGGAGGTTCTTTTGATTATAAATTAAGTAAAAGATTTGGATTTAGTTTTAACTATAGAATGAATGGGTCCACACAACCATATAGCCCTATTTTACATAACTTCTTGATTGGTAGTAGAATGACCTTATAAAAAAATCCCCGAAGTAAAAACTACGGGGATATGACAAAAAATAAAATGTACCTCTCTCCTGATACATTATAAATTTAAATAAGTTTTTTTATAAAGTCAATTCTTTTTTTAATTTTAAAATTTCAGCACACACCTCATAATCTTCATTTTCCTCAAAATAAGGTAATATATCCCTACTCAAAACTACCGATTCTTGACGTGAAAAACTAAACTCAGTGTCCCATTCCATACCATCAATTTTAGCCCACAGATGTAAAATTAATGTTTCTTCTTTTGAAGTTTTAAACTCACCAAAAAGTTCAATAATTGACTTATAGATGATTTCTTTATTTTTTTCATAGAAGTCACTAAATTCTTTGTATTTACCTTTGATTATCAGTTCTTTGTGAGGTTTAGTTTTAAGATTTTTCATCAAAATTTAGTTAAGGTTAGTTTAGGGTTATAAAGATAATACAATTTTTTAAATTAAAAAATTATTCTTTATTCTTATCCCATTTCTTTTTCCTTTCTTCAGGTGTAAGTTGAGCTTTTTCATCTATTGTGTGTTCAATTTTAACTCTAACACATGTCTGAGGTAATGATTGATTCATTAAATAATTGTTAATATAACCCATCATATTTGCACTACCGATTGGGTTTGCTGAATGTACGTATATTTGAGGTAAAGGTATTTTTTCATTCATACTTTCACTAACCAAATACCTACAACAGTCCATGCCAGTTTTTTCAGGAATTCTACTGTAATCTAATTCAAAATTTTTCTTGGTGTTGGTGTAATATTCCGTCATTGCTCCTTCACCTAAATCGTGATCTAAAGATATGACTTCAAATGAACCTAAACCATGTAATTTTATTTTAGCAACAAATTCATCATAATTTCTCACTAAAATCCAATCTTCACCGAGCGGAATTCTAACATCATCCAAATAAAGTCTTAACCTATCGTTTTTTTTCATTTATAAATTTAATTAATATTTCTGCAATTTTTTTATGACCATCAACTGAAGGGTGCATGTCTTTATAAGTATATCTATAATTACCATTAAAACCCTTCGCAACATCACCAACCATCAACTTATTTTTAGTTAAAAAATTAAACATTGATTTTTCTTCATCAAACAAAACAATATCATTTTTTAATTCATCATCTATTTTTTTATTCATCAATGTATCTTCACCATTAAAAACCCAAGGAGTAATGATAAATTGTATTTCAGGGTAAAGGTTTTTTAAGTCGTAATATTTTTTTATTGTCTCATCCCAATATGTATCAACATCTAATTTTTCTAACCATTGTAGTGCGGTAAATGTTGCACCATAATCACTATTTGGATTATTAATAAAATCAATAACTTCGTTAATTGTGTTAGGTAAATTATTTGGGTTATCCATTCCATGTAAATTCTCGTCCCACCATCTAATAAATCCAATATCTAAAAAAACATATTTTACTTGATTAAGTAATTCCGAAAATTTTTTTATATTCCTATTAATTAACCATATTGTATCAATTGAATTTCCACCTATTTGTTTGTCGTGATGGTCATGTACGTTATATTCAATTAAACCTAATTCATCAGATACGATTTTTGAATATCTATAATTTTTCCAGTATTCTTCATCTTCTTTCTCTCTTTCTAATGGTAACATAAGTCCGTTTTCACTCAACCATTGATGATCATTATATTTCGGTCTTAGTTCCAATTCCAAACCAAGTCCTAAAGTCACCGAACCGCCGGAAAATAGTGCAATATTTCTCATTCGTCTTTCTTAAATGGTTTTTCGTATTTAGGTTTCATTATCTTCCAAATCATATGTTCATATGGTTTTCCATCCCACATTGCAAATAATATTGATTTATAGTGTGATTCGGTATTACATTTTTCTAAATGTAATGCAAAGTCTTTTTTTGTTGGTTCGGGATATACATCTCCATATTTTCCATATCTAAAATAATCATGTATCTTACCACAATGTTCCCTAATTCTATATTTGGCATATTCAAAAGAACTTACTTGTTGTTTAACCCACTTGTAAAATTCGTCAGGAACTCTATCTAAAAATTCATCTAAAGGTTTTCCTTCTTTCATTAATTCCCAAATATCTTTGGATGAAAAATTTGTTAATATTTTATGTAATCTTTTATATTCTTCTCCTTTAATTTTCATACGAAAACCACTCTTAAATTTAATTACATATCCTTCTCTATCCTTTTGTATTTCTTCTTTTAATAAATCATAAGTCTCCCCCCATGTTTTATATAACATAACAACACGAAATCCAATATTGGAAATCATATTTTTAAAACGAATATCTTCGTTGTTGTTATGAATATTAACTTCGTTTCCTGTCTTTGTTTCAATCATACCTAATAAGACAATATCTTCATAATCATAATCACATACAATTCTATTTTCTTTGTAAATTATTTCAAACAAGTATGTGTAATTAGTATGTAATCTTTTGAAATTATATTTCTCTAATAGTTCTTTTCCTTTAATTGCTTGTGGTGAGGTAAATGATCCACGAGTTGCCATTACCCATTCATTTTCATAATTAAAAAGAATACCTAAAGAACCGTCCATTTTTTCATACACTTCGTAATGTTCATTTGGAATATCTTCTGGTTTATGTTCTTCGTAATTAAAAAATTTCTTAAATGGTCTTGCAACAATATCACCTTTTGAATTTGTAACTAATCCACGACATTGTATGGTAATATCATCCCACAATCTTTCATATTGAACTTTTGGTGAGTAATTCCAAATAGTTAAATCAAGAGTTGGGTGGGTTTGTTTATGTAACAAACCATTTTCGTAATATTTTTCTAATGTGGTTAACACAGTTTTTGAGTGGTGTTTTTTGAGGTGGGTATTGTGATTTAAAATAAGATTCAATAAATTGACTCACTTATAATTTGATTTGAAACCTATCCTTCATTTGTTGAAGTTTATCTTCGGGTACTCCGTGGACATTTTCATTCCCGTGTCTATTTTCAACAATTACTGTATGAACTCTGTAATTGTATCTTTCAGCCATTTTAAAATATTCATCCATTTCCCATTCTTGAGTAAAAGTGTTTGCAACAACAATTCTAGCCTTTTGTTGTCTCATTCTTTCAGAACACCTAAACTGACAGTAGTTATGTGCCTCTTTTAATTTAGTCACATCAAAATTGTAATCACCTTCTTTATCTTCAAAAAAATCATCAGCAGATAAAACTTCAGGTTCGTCCGTACTTCTAAGTTGTAAGATAATTTTTGCTAATGTTGATTTACCTGAACCAGGTAAACCTCGTAATAATATTAATTCGCCTTGTGTTTCGTTTACATTATCCATAGGAGAGATTTAAAGTTAAAAAATAGGGGTTAGAGATTTTCCAACCCCAAATTTCTTATTTAATTTCTTCAACAGCAGAATGTGAATCACTCTTACCATTTTCATCTACCACACCCCCACCTGCACCACCTTGTACGGGTACTGATGTTGAGTCTGATACTGGTACTACTGTTGTATCAACTGTAGATACCGTTGAGTCAGTTGTTTCTGTTGCGGTTGACCCTGAACCACATGCTGTCAATGCTAACATAGCACCAAAAGCTAAAATAAATGTATATTTTTTCATATAAAGTAAATATATGAAAAATAAGTCAGAAAACAAAATTCTAATAAAAAACCCCAACGAGTTGTCGGGGTTTAAGGTCTTTCGGTAGGTTCAACCCTACTTACTTATGAAAAAAACGAATATATAATTTTTAAAAAAAATAAAGTATTTACAAAAATTTTAATAAATCTTCAGCCAACTCAGCATGTGCATGTTCCCCATAATGGAAATCATCAACATTATTATTTGTTTCTTCCTTTATCATTTTATATTTCTTAAAAGGAATAAGTAAATTATAAAAGTTATTTTCAAAATTGTCTTTAAAAATTGGTTCAACCCATGTCCAATGTAGAATTTTACATTTTGGATTTGATTGTTTTATAATTTTTATAAAATCACAAAGTTCATCATAATATATTGAATTGTTAGAACGATTTACCGTGATATCCCATAAAGATTTACTAGGTATATCAATCAAATCTTTCATATGTTCAACAACAGCAATAATTACATCATAGAAATCATTACGTTTAGATGCAATTCTAAATCTTATTATTTGAGTCCAACCAAAAATTACCACGTCATCTTCATTAATTTCACGCATACACTTTACATAGGTATGAAAAATATCATAGTTTGATGATCCACCATGTGACATATCCATTATCTCCATATCTAACTTTTCCGAGATAATATCTGAATGTATTTTTGGGAGATATCCTTTATATGGGATATATGGATGAACATCTGCAACTTTTTTAAATGGAACCGAAAAAGAGTCACCAAAAATCCATAATTTTTTTTTCATTATTCAATGACTTTTTTAGCTGATTTATTTATTGATAAGACATCATTCTTATATTTTATTGTAACAGACTCATCTTCAATTATGTTACCCTTTAAAATCTCCTCACTTAAAAAATCTTCACATAAATTTTGTATGATTCTTTTTAAAGGACGAGCACCGTATTCTTCTTGTTTGTTCAATTCGTAAATTCTATTGATTACAGTTTTATCAAAGGTGATTTTATATCCTTTATCTTTCAATCTATTATTTAATCTAACCATTTCAAGATTAATTATTTTTTTCAACGTTTCTTCGTTTAATGAATTGAATAAAATAACATCATCAATACGATTTAAAAACTCAGGATTAAATTGTTGTTTTAAGGCCTTTTGTATCATAGTTTTCCTAACCTCAACTTTTTGATTTTCACTTGATGTCGTTGAGAATCCAACTCCACCTCCCAATTCAGAAACTCTTTTAGCTCCCACATTAGAAGTCATTATAACAATCGTGTTAGTGAAATTAATTTTTCTACCGAAGGAATCGGTCAAATGTCCTTCATCTAAAATTTGTAAAAGAATATTAAAGACATCTCTATGAGCCTTTTCAATTTCATCAAACAAGATTACAGAAAATGGATTGTTCTTAACTTTTTCAGTTAACTGACCACCTTCATCATAACCAACATATCCTGGTGGTGAACCAATCAATTTTGATACATTATGTTTTTCCATATACTCACTCATGTCAACACGGATGATTTTATTTGGGTCTCCGAATAAAATTTCAGCAATTGATTTGGCTAAAAATGTTTTACCCACACCAGTTGAACCAATGAAGATAAATGAACCGATTGGTTTATTTGCTTCCTTGATACCAACACGATTTCTTCTAATTGATTTTGATATTGTTGCAATCGCCTCATCTTGTCCAATAACTTTAGATGAAAGTGTTTCCTCAATGTTTAAAAGTTTTTGAGTTTCTTTCGTATCTAATTTTGTAATAGGTACTCCGGTCATTTCAGAAACAATTTCATATACGTCATCAATTGTGATTGGTATTTTATTGTTTTTTTGTTTGTTAGACCACTTAATCTTTTCTTCTTCTAATTTAGTTACAATTTTTTTCTCTTCATCTCTTAGTTTGGCCGCTTGTTCATAATTTTGACTTTTTACTACTTGTACTTTCTTATCTCTTACAGAATCAATTTCCTTTTTTAATTTCTCAATAATTTCAGGAACTTTAGATGAAACTCTTTTTTCAGAACCTAATTCGTCTAATACATCAATTGCCTTATCAGGAAATTGTCTGTCCGTAATATAACGATGTGAAAGTTTTACAATTGTTTCCAAAACGCCTTCTTCATATTCTACTTTATGAAATCCTTGATAAGAATCACGTAAGTTTTTTAGAATCTCAATTGTTTCGTCAATAGTCGGTTCTTTTAAAATAACTTTTTGAAAACGTCTAACCAATGCGGAATCCTTTTCAATATGTTTTTTAAATTCATCAAATGTTGTTGCACCAATACATTGCATTTCACCACGAGCCAAAGCTGGTTTAAGAATGTTAGCTGCATCCATCGCACCACTCGCATTACCTGCCCCAACCATTGTATGTAATTCATCAATAAAGACAATTACATTCGGGGATTCTTGTAATTCATTAATAATTGCTTTTATCCTCTCTTCAAATTGACCACGATATTTTGTACCGGCAACTAAGGAAGTTAAATCAAGAGCAACCAATCTTTTGTCCAATAAATTTGGTGGACAATCTCCTTTGTAAATCATTAATGCGAGTTTTTCAACAAGTGCGGATTTGCCGACACCCGATTCTCCAACGATAACCGCATTGTTTTTCTTTTTACGAGAAAGAATTTGTGCAATTCTTTTTACTTCATTATCCCTACCAACTACAGGGTCAATTTTACCCTCTTCCGCCATCTTAATTAAATCACGAGAAAAGTTATCTAAGATAGGGGTTGTAGAACCTTTACGTCCTTTTTTAGGATTTGTGGTTGGTCCATCTTCAAAAAAATCTACTGACATATGCTATAAGTTTAGTTTACTATACAAACATAACACAAATAATACTAAAAAACAAATCTATGTCAAAGTGTCAAAATACTTTTAATTAATAGGACATTTTGTCTAAAAAATATGTTTGGTAAAAATTTTGATTATAAGAAATAAAAAATTATATATTATGATTACATTATTTAAAGACCCGTTTTACAGAGGATTTGATACTAAGGGATTTTTATCAACTCCTGAAACTAACATTGAAAAAACTGAAACAGAGTACTTAATTTCATTGAGTGTTCCTGGCCTAACAAAAGATGATTTGAAAATTATGACTAAAGAAGGTGTTTTGAAAATCACCTACGAAAAGTCTGATTCGGACAATCGTAATCATTTTGTTGGTAGTTTCATAAAGAGCTATTCAATACCTGACGATGTAAAAGAAAAAGATATTTTGGGTAAAGTTGAAAATGGTATCCTAACACTCACATTACCAATTGATAAGAAAAAGAGTTTGGAAAGACTTATTTCACTGAACTAAAAAAAGTCTATTAAAATTTTTTTTTACGAATTATTTTGTGTAAATTACAATATAAAATTTATACACCATGTCAGTAAAAAATGAAAAAATCTCTGGTAAAATGATTTACACATCAATTAAATCAACCAGTCTTAAGTCTGCGTCTTATGATACGCTAAATGAAAATTTAAGAGTTTTGTTTAACAGCGGAACGGCTTATGAGTACAAACAAGTTCCATCAACAACTTTCACTAAGTTTAGATTAGCGAAATCACAAGGAAAGTTCTTCAATGAAAATATTTCAAAGAACTTCACCTATAAAAAGGTAAAAAGTATTTAAGTAGTTAAACCCCTCTAAATGAGGGGTTTATTTTTTGATATTTATTAACTATAATTTATAAAACATACATTATGGGTATAATATCAGAAAAAATTGAAGGTAAGATTATAGAGATTACCATTCAATCATCAAATCTTAAAAATGCTTCGTATAATACTGAAACGGAGGATTTAACCGTTACTTTCAATAACGGAAGTATTTATGTATACAATAAAGTACCTTGGGCTAAGTTCACTAAATTTAGAATGGCTGAGTCTCAGGGGAAGTTCTTTAACGAGAATATCGGAAAAGCACATAAGTACCAAAAATTATAATGAGTTTATTTGAGGAATTAATTGAAGACAAAGAACTTGACAAAAAAATTGTTAAGTCATTTAAATCAAAGGAAACTTTATCTGATAATATTTTTGAATTAACAGATAACGAATATAAAATGCGTGATGATATTAGAAAAAAACTTTTAGAGATATCGGACGATTTTATTGGCACCTTCGGTATTGAATTTTTTATTCACGATATTGTACTTACAGGATCATTAGCAAACTACAATTGGTCACAATTTTCAGATGTTGATTTACATATTTTAATTGATTTTGATGAATTTGATGGTTCTAAAAATAAGGACACCGTTTACTTACATAATATAATTAAAGAGTTTTTTGATGCAAAGAAAAACGTTTGGAACAACAATCATGATGTAAAAATCAAAGGTTTTGATGTGGAAGTATATGTCCAAGACGTGAATGAAGAACATATATCTTCAGGTGTATATTCAATATTACATAATGAATGGATAGTTGAACCTAAACAAAAGAAACCAAATATTGACGATAGGAAAATTTTAGAAAAGGGTGAGGAGTACGCTAAAAAGATTGATAAATTGATTAATCTTGGAAGTAAAAAAGACGTCTTACCTCAAATTGAAATACTAAGAAAGAAAATAAAAGAGTTTAGACAAAGTGGTCTTGAATCCGGTGGAGAGTACTCATATGAGAACTTAACCTTCAAATTACTACGTAGAAATGGTTATATACAAAAACTTTTAAAACTAAAAACGGACATTGTAGATAAGAAATTGTCTATAACACAATAAATAGACCTATTTTTTTCTATATATCTATGTATTTATAGGATAAGAATAAGTATATCTTAACAATTTATTAAAAATGGGAGATTTAAAACCACTTGGTAGTGAAAAATTAAACGGGGACGACAAATTAAAAAGAATCCTTGAATTAACATACTACAAAAACAACAATAAAAGTTCATCATCATCTAAACCTGAGTTGGTTAAAGAATCAACAACAGGTGGTTTATATGGTATCGTTAAAGAAAAAGACGGTTATTATGTAAAAAGAGGATTAAACGAATCTTCACTTGATTATATCGGTGGAATGTTTATGAAGAATAAAAATAAGTTTTCTTCATATGCCGAAGCTTTAAAAAGAATGGAATTATTGAGAGGACAAGAAGAATTACAGGAAGCCACAAAATATGTTTTAAAACAAAACAAACCTCAACAGGAAGCTCCAATGGCTGAACCATCTATGGATATGCCACCAGCACCTGAGGCGGATGCAATGGGCGATGTTCCACCAGCAGAACCAACTGCAGAAGTACCGGATGAAGAGCCAGGAATGGAAACTCCATCAGTAGATGGTGAACAAGGTAGTAAAAGGTCATCTTATATGGCTGAAGCTCAAAAATTTGCAGGTAAGTTAGGTCAAGAATTAAGAGATTTACAAGACCAAATGGAAAGTGATGATATCAAATATATTTTGAATATGATTATTTCTGCAGTTGATTTAGATAAATTAGACGATGAAGATATTGAAGAAATTGGTAAGAAGTTTGAAAGAGAAGAAGAAGTAGGTGGAGAAGAACCAACTGCGGAAGTTCCATCTGAAGAACCAGCTGTAGAACCTGAACAAGAAGTTGCTGAGTACGACTCAATGGCAGCTTTAGATGAGTTCATTAACACACCAGTTGATTCAAATGAAATTGATTTATCAAAATATGCAATTAAAGAAGAAGGTGACGAAGATATTCAAGAGTTAGATTTAGACGAAATCAAAAAAGAAATCAACAACAGTATCAACAGCACCTTACACAAATACTTTAAGTAAAATGCATCTAATCTATATCAATGAAATTGGTTCAGATTATAAAGGTCAAAAACAATATGAATTTATTTTTAGTGAGACCTTTGAAATTGATATGGGAGATTGGTTCCAAATACCAGCATCTGCAACACAAAGAAGTAAATCACCTGACGTAGAATATGTGAATTTGGTTGGGTTATTAAAAAATACAGATTTAAAATTAGAATTAGTTCAAGACTCCGATTATTTCGGAGTTATTGATGCTGTAGATGGGGTAGTTTCAATGGCATGGGAAAAATTTGATTTTGAAAATGAATTTGAGAGGTTAACATTCAAATTCGGAGAATCGGTTGAATCTGTAAATAAAAAATTAAAAGGAAGAGGTTACACACTACTAAACGAAGAAATAAAAAACGAAGAATAATGAAAAGAAATGAAATCGTTGAGAAATTAATGAACGAAGGTTTCTCAGAAAAAACATTGGTTAATTTTACCGATAAACAATTGACTGACTTATCTGAAAGAATATTAAGTGAGCAGGTTAAAAAAGGTAGTGTTGTAATGCCAAAAACAAGTACAAATCCTATGGATGTTAAAAAAATGACAGACCAAGGTTTAAACGTTGAATTAAGAGAAAAGGAATTAAAAGGTGGACAAAAGAAAATTGACGCTAATAAGAATGGTAAAATTGATGCGGAAGACTTTAAATTATTGAAGAAAAAGAAATCTACAGATAAATGTCCTGATTGTGGTGAAGATAAAAAAGATTGTAAATGTGACCATACTCATTTAGATGAGGAGGTAAGTGATAATAAAGAGAGAATGACAGTTAAAGTTTCCGAATTGAAAAAAGGAGACATTTTAATTGGTTCTAAATTAGTGGTGGTCAGTGTATCTTCAGGAGCGAAAACGCCATCAGGTAAATCTGATGTAACGGTAAAAAATCCAAAAACGGATAAAACTCAAACAAAACTTTGGGGTAAACATACTACAGTTGGTATTTTTAGACATTCAGATAAAAAAGAAGAAGTTAGTGAGGTAAAAAATTGGGTAAAAAATTTGGTAGAAACAAAACAATTTCATAGCTTTACTTCAAAGAATGAAATTATGGAACTTATCCAAACTAAATTAAATAATGAGGTTATTTCTGAGAAAATACTCTTACCTGATTTTCTAACATCAAAATCTATTAAGAAAATGCAAAATAACGAAAATAGTACTTCACCTGTAACAAAACCAACCACTAAACCAGATACAAAACCTGGTAAACCTAAACACAATCCATTAAATCCAGGTCCTAAACCAAATCCGGGTCCACAAGCGGAGAGTGCACCAACAACGAAACCAAAACCAACAACAAAACCAACTACCAAACCTACTAAACCAAGACACACCCCATTCAATCCAGGTCCTAAACCAAAACCAGGACCTCAGGCTGAATTAACAAAAAAATAAGTAGAAGTATTTTCAAAATATTATAAGGAAAATGAAAATATCAAAGAAAGATTTATTATATTTGGTAGAACAAAAATTGAATGAGATGCCAATGGAATTTCCAAGGTCACTTAATGTGAGAAGACCAAATCCAAATTATGATCCAAACAGAGAAGAGAACGACGACAATCCAAAAAGTATTGAGGTTGAGGTTCCTTTTAACGAGAGACCTAATGTTGATATACAAAACAAATTACAAAGACAAGATACTCCAATAAAAAAAGTCCCTTTACCTTCTGGTCAAGGAAATCAAAATTTCCAAGAAATGTTGGCTTCCGAAACGTACCAAGAAATTATTAGAAGAGTAAAAGAAGCGACTGGAATTGATGCAAATAATTTATTAACTATCATGATGAACGCGGTTCATGAAGTTGATTCTGCAGAGATGGAACATAAGGAAGAATTAGAAAGATTAGCGGCAGAATCGGTTTTTAATTTATATAAAATACCACAAGATAGTGTAAATATATTTGTTAAATTAATTTCAATAAGTGGTAGAAGAGGAATTCCAACTGATGATTTTTTACATAAACAAGATAATGAAAACCCTGAGGCACCTGAAGTAGGTGATGAAAATCCACAATCAATGAATGTAAATGATATTGATGATATGGAAGTGGAACAGGATTATGTAAGTAAGTTAGAAAATTTTGATTTAGAGAGAGCTAAGAGAAGATTAATAAATGCAATGACTCAAGGGGCGGCACATTCTGCATATAATTTATACAAATATGTTGCAGACAGAATCAGACAAATTGTACCTGAAACTCCAAGTGGTACCGATATTATGGATTTATATGCAACAATGATGTCAATTAATGATACAAATTATTGGCATATGTCAGACCAACAAGTGGTTGCATTACAAAGTTCTATTGCTGGTAAGGCGGATGTTAAATTTCCTAGTGATGGTGAAGAAGGTGGAGATGAGGGTGGGGATGATGAAGAAGAAGGTGGAGATGACGATGGAGGACAAGAAAATAATGTTGATACATTAGGAAATGAAATTGATTTATCAAAACCACAGGTTTATGTTTATGGTATAAATTTTCCAGTTCTATTTCATGAAACTATGAAGGGTATTCAGAAAGTTATTGCTGGACACGGTAGTACATTTCCTGGTTACGATTCATCAAATCCGAGACACGTTGATTTTATTGAAAGAGTAAAACAATATGAAGATGTTTTGGAATATGAAATGTGGGATTTAAGATTAGGCCCATCAATTTGGCAGAGATATAGACTTGCACATCCAACTGAAGTAATTGACCCTGACCAAAAAATTGAATTACAGCATTGGGTACAAAGTTACATTTATAAATTACCTGCTCGTAAATTCTTATCTTTAATGAAAGAAATTATTGCAGGTACTCCGAAAGCAAAACAGATTATAGTAACCTTAGTATCATCAATAGAAAAAATGTTGGCGGACGAAGATTATCAAGATGCAATTGCAAAATATGAAGAAGAATTAGATGACATAAATGATGAAACATCAGACGATGATTTATTAAATCTATTAAAAAATATACCAGGAGTTCGTCTATCTGATGAAGATGATGAAAATGAAGAAGATGAGGATGATGAATTACCAAATGGTACAAGATAAATAAAGGGGAGTTTTAACTCCCTTTTTTTATATTTATATATATGAATAGTAGAGCAGAACAGTTAATTGAATATGCAAGAATAATGAAAGACGCACCTTATGCGTTAAAAACATATTTACAGACTTACGATAATACACAGAAAAAATATGTTCCGTTACAATTGTTTCCCGACCAAATTCAATTGATTGAGGATTATGAAAAGTACAATGAGAACATTACAAGAAAATATAGACAGGCAGGGGTTACTACGGTAACTGCTGCATGGATTTCAAAGAAATTACAAACCGCAAAACCTGATGAACCTGAAAGAGTTCTACTAATTGCAAACAAACGAGATACGGCGGTGGAAATGGCGAATAAAGTTCGTCACTTTTTAGAACAGTGGCCTGATTGGATTAATGTTGGGTTTTCACCTGATAAAAACTCTGAAAGTAGATTTAGATTAAATAATGGTTGTGAAGTTAAGGCGGTTGCAACATCGGCGGATGCCCTTCGTGGTTATACACCAACAATACTTGTATTTGACGAGGCTGCATATATTGAAGCAGGTGATGATTTTTGGGCGGCATCTATGGCGTCCCTATCAACGGGTGGTAAGATTATTCTTATCTCCACACCAAATGGTTATGACCCCATATATTACGGTGTTTATGATCAAGCATTACGTGGTATTAATGATTTTCACATTACCGACTTAAGATGGTTTAATGACCCTCGTTATACTAAAGATTTACATTGGGTTAAATGTAATGACATTTGTCATTATATGTTAAACAGAGAACAATATAATGATGATGAAGTTGTAATAAAAGATTTTGATTCAGAAAAATATAATGAATATATTGAATTGGGTTATAAACCATATTCATCTTGGTTTGAGTCTATGTCTAAGAAATTTAAATACGATAGACGTAAGATTGCACAGGAATTGGAATGTGACTTTTTAGGTTCGGGAGATGGTGTTATACCGGGTGATGTCCAAGAGAATATCGCTAAGAATATGATTCGTATCCCTATTGAAAAATACATGCAGGGAACATTTTGGCAATGGAAAGAACCAATACAAGGTCATCGTTATATTATGGGAGTTGATGTTAGTAGAGGTGATAGTGAAGATTTCTCATCTATTAGTATTGTAGATTTTGATGAAAGAGAACAGGTTGCTGAATATATTGGTAAAATACCGCCAGATGATTTAGCCTCAGTAGCATACAAATGGGGTATTTTATATAGTGCTTTTATTGTTACTGACATAACAGGTGGTATGGGTGTTGCAACATCAAGAAAGTTGCAAGAAATGAATTATAAAAATCTTTATATTGACGGTATTAATACTCAAAACATTTGGGAGTATAATAAAAAGGCGATGGATAAAATACCTGGTATTAGTTTTAACAATAAACGTACTCAGATAGTTGCTGCCTTTGAAGAACAATTAAGAAAAGGATTTGCGGTAAGGTCAAGTAGATTATTGAATGAATTAAATACCTTTGTCTATATCAACGGTAGACCTGACCACATGAAAGGTGCTCATGATGATGCAATTATGAGTCTATCAATGGCTCTTTATGCTGCGGATACCTGTTTCAATCAGTTACAAAAAAGTGAAAATGCAAATAAGGCCATGTTAGAATCTTGGACTATGTCAGAAAGAACTTATGAAGTTAACAAATCACATTATTCATATGGGACCGCATTTGACCAAATAGGTGCGATGGGTATTGATGGTATGGGACATAACATACATCAAAATGGACAAATGAATGTTAATAAAGAAACATATAGGGAACATTCTTGGTTGTTTGGAGGTCGTAGATAATCTTCCTAATGTCAAGTTTTTAGTTTATATTATAAAGAAAAGTATTTATATAGAATGGCAAATCAAAATTTAACCGTCTTTCAGAAACTAACTAAAATGTTCGGGTTTCCTGGTCAAGTAAAACAGGAAAACACTCCATCATTTAATTTTAACAAAGACGAATTATTAAAAACAGATAATAGAGAAGATTATGAGAATGCAATGTTACAGGCAAAACAAAGCCAATACGTTGCAGATAAATGGGCAAAATTAGACCAATCTTTATATAATCAATCGGTTTATTATGAACCAAATAGATTGGCGGCATATTATGACTACGAATCAATGGAGTTTACTCCTGAAATTTCAGCGGCATTAGATATCTACGCAGAAGAGTCAACGACTATGTCGGAGAAAGGTGAAATTCTTACAGTCTATTCCGAGTCAGATAGAATTAAAGGACTATTAGAAGATTTATTTAATAATAAATTAGATATTAACACCAACCTACAAATGTGGGCAAGAGGTGTTTGTAAGTATGGTGATGATTTTGTTTATTTAAAATTAGATCCTGAAAAAGGTATTGTTGGTTGTCAACAATTACCAAATATTGAAATAGAAAGAATTGAAGGTGCATCGGCAAGAAACCACGGACAAATTGCAGATTCAAAAATGCCAAGTCGTGAATTACGATTTATGTGGAAAAATAAAGATATGGAATTTCAAGCATGGGAAATTGCGCACTTTAGATTGTTGGGTGATGATAGAAAGTTACCATATGGTACTTCTATGTTAGATAAGATTAGAAGAATTTGGAAACAACTTTTACTTGCTGAAGATGCAATGTTAATCTACAGAACATCAAGAGCCCCTGAAAGACGTGTATTTAAAATATTTGTTGGAAATATGGATGATAAGGATATTGAACCATATGTACAACGTGTTGCGAACAAATTCAAAAGAGACCAAATTCAAAATCCAAATAATGGACAGGTAGATATGAGATATAATCAAATGGCAGTTGACCAAGATTATTTCATTCCTGTTCGTGACCCATCACAAACAAATCCAATTGAAACATTACCGGGAGCACAAAACTTAGGTGAGATTGCAGATATTGAATATATTCAAAAGAAGTTATTAGCCGCTTTACGTATTCCAAAAGCATTTTTAGGATTTGAAGAAGTTGTTGGTGAAGGTAAGAGTTTAGCGATGATGGATATTCGTTTCGCAAGAACAATCAATAGAATTCAAAAATCATTAATACAAGAATTAAATAAAATTGCATTAATTCATTTATACCTTTTAGGTATGGAAGATGAATTAAATAATTTTACATTGTCTTTAACCAACCCATCAGCACAATCTGATTTGTTGAAAATTGAACAATGGAAAGAAAAAATTACGTTATATAAAGACGCAACATCTGACCAATCTCAAATGGGTATATTACCTGTATCACATACGTGGGCTAAGAAAAATATTCTTGGTATGAGTGAAAGTGAAGTGTTGTTAGATTTACAACAACAACGTTTAGAACGTGCATTAGGATTTGAATTAACAAATACACAAAATGTTATTAAACGTTCTGGTTTATTTGATGAGGTTGATAAGAAATATGGTATTCCTGAAGAGGAGAGAGAAAAGGCAATGGAAGCGGCATCTGCAGAAGCTGGAGGTGATATGGGTGGAATGGATTTAGGTGGAGGAGCACCACCGCCACCGGCTGAAGGTGGAGGTGAACCATTAAGTGAATCCACTAAATCTAAAAAATCAAAGATATTAGGTATGTTGGGAGAAGAAAAACAAAATTTTAGTGACTTATTTGATATGGATAAGGCTCAACGTAATATTTATGAAATAGAAAATAAATTGAATGATATTTTAAACGATTAAAAATGAACAAATTTGGAACACTAAAAACTAAAATGTTAACTAAAATTACGGAATCTTATACTAAAGAAAATAAATCCGAAGTTAAAGACATTTTATCAACAATAAAGGAAAATAAAGATTTTAAAGAAATGTATTTGTTCTATGAAGAAATTGAAAACAAGTATATTGAAGATAAAGAAACCGCTAAATTATTTGTTGAGGGGGTAGAAACAATGTTGAGTCAACAAAATAATAGCTTACTTGAATTTTGTCAATCATTAGATGTGAAATTAGGTGACATTGAAATTTCAACAAATGATTTATATGAATCCTTAGACCAATTAATGGTTAAGGACACATTATCTAATATTGAGAGTAAAGTTATTGCGAAGAAAAAATTAGTTGATCATTTAACAACTAAAAAAGAAACTAAAGTTATTGGAGAGTCTAAAGTAATTTCAAATGAAAATTTATTACATGCTGTTTTAGCAAACAACTTTAATGTTCTTTATTCTAATACATTAAATGAGGAACAACAAGGACAATTGAAGACTATACTTTCATTATCATATGAGGATTTAACAAAACAAACTGAAGAATTAAAAGAATCGGTTTTAACTAAGGTTGATAGTTTATTAACAGAATCAAATGATTTGGAATTGAAAAACAAATTAGATAATGTTAAAAAGGAAGTGAATGAAATGTCACCTTCAAGATATAACTACTACAGGTTATCAGAATTAAAAAATGGTCTTAACTAAGACCATTTTTTATTTGTTGTACATAAATCGCTTTTAAACGTTCAGTTCTTTTTTTAACTGAAGGTTTTACAAATTCTTGTCTTTCTCTTAATTTTTGAATTTGTTTTGTTTTTTGAACTTTTTGTTTATAAGTTCTTAAAGCAGATTCAATACTTTTTTCGTTGTTTAAGTTTATTATAATCATAATTTATAAATATATTGCGAATATATGAAAATAATTTTGGAATTGTAATAAAATTTGTGTATTTTTTTATTAACACCATAAAATGTTAATAATATTATGAATTAATGAAAACAGGTAAGTATATCCCATTAGGGACTTACGATGAAGTAAAAATCGGTTACGGTACCGTAGATTTTAAAAATCTTAAAACCATTTATTTAAAATTCAACTCTTGGTTACAACCTGAGAATGAAACAGATGACTTTGACGTCACAATACATAAATCAAGACGTAAAGTAAAAGAAATAATTTATAATTTAAAAAATCCATTATTTAAACAACAATGTATTGTTGATTTAGACATTAGGACTAAGGGTATTAAAATGGAAAAGAGGTCATTTATGAACCTTGAAATCACATTATACGTTGATAGACAATTTGATGTAAAGTCAAAGGAAATAAAAAATAACGTAAAAGACGTATTAATTAATGTGATTGATAAAGGGTTAAATGATAAAAAATTATTCAATTTTTATAAATCAAAAAAATAATAGGGATATCCGTGTATTTATAGTAATAAAATCTATAGATGAAGATATTAGGACCTAAAGATACTGGACACGGAATTTTAATTGAATTTGATGCTGGACACGTATCGCCAGAAGAGAACAAACAAATCATTAGAGAGGCTAAGGAAATGGATTTTTCACAAGATTTAATCCTTTACGCCGTTTTACAAAAATATGATACTCCCAATAAGAACGGAA